CTCGGGACCTAAGTCTTCGTCCTCATCCTCCTCCTCAGTAAGGCTGAGCACTTCCTCTACAGCCTCTTCCTCAAAGTATTCCCCTTCGTTTAATTTCTCAACAAAGGTATCACTTAGCGCGCCGATGTTGGCGAACTTCATCATCTTGCGAATTTCCGACTCTTTTAAAAGCTTTTTCATATTTTTTCTCCCGAGAATGCACCGTGGGTACAATCTTAAATAGATTCTTTATCGAATAAATGACCTATTTTTTTTATCGTCTTGTCCTCTATTTGTTTTATTCTGACAAAGCTAACACCTAAACGCTCGGCGACCTGCCTCAGAGTCATGTTGTCGTTCTTCTTGATTGATTCGAAAGTACAATTCAGATCCTTTTCATAATCGATCCAATATCTGCACTCGCTCACAGGACAGGAAGTGTGTAAGGATCGACACATCTCTAGGCATTTTTTCATAAGCCTGTCTCCTGCTCAATTGTATCAAATATATCTTCTATCTCTCCATCTTGAAGAGAGAACTTCTTTTCTTGATTCTTCTTCTCTCTCTGCAATTGTTTGGATTTGGTCCTCTTGTGGATGCCTTGTATGTGATATTTTTCCTTACACTTGTTCATATAATCGATAACTGACTGCTCGCCTTCAATATATCCAGTTATCATCATTCTAAAAAATTGTGACTGCGTTATGCCATCGAAGTTGCACCTAACCTTAAGCTTGATCTGCCGATCTTCGGAGTCATAGAACATAATTTTCTTTCTATCTTTTGTTTTTGGAATGGTGGGATCTTTCATTACTTGTCTCTCCACAATATGTGCGTATTACTCTCATTTTGACCTGCGCCTGTCTGCAATATAAACTCGGCAGAAGACTGGAAGTCTTTAATATTTCTACATCCAGAATATGATAATCCGGAGCGCACCCCGCCAGAAATATTGTCCAGCACAAAGTCTACCTTGCCCTTGAGAGGCACAGTCGTCGAGACGCCCTCTGGGGTCGAGGACTTGCCACGCCAACTGGTTTGTGCAGCATGGGAAGCCATCCCCCTGTATACCTTGTACTTCTTGCCGTCGCCTCGTGTAAAGGTCTCACCTGGGGTCTCAGAAGTACCGGCCAGCATGGAGCCAATCATAACAAAGTCGGCGCCGGCGGCGATGGCCTTGACCATATCCCCTGTTGTCTTAATGCCACCATCAGCTATGATTTTTGTCTCGGTGTACTTGCTGCGTGCGCAGTCCATAACACTCTGCAAAGTGGGCACGCCGTGGCCAGTCACGATTCTTGTTGAACAAATAGAGCCGCCTCCGATACCTACACGCACAGAATCAACCCCCAAAGAAGCCAAGGCATCGAAAGCCTCCAAAGTTGCAACATTGCCAGCCATAATGTGCACCCCCTGCCCTCCAAATTTCTCCTTGAGAGAGGACACGCACTCCTCCATCATCGCATGATGGCCGTGGGCAACGTCGATGCACAAAATATTTGCTCCGCAGTCAACGACGGATGTCGCTCGCTCCAAATAGTCTCCGGTCATTCCAATAGCCGCTCCGACGCTCTTTGCACCTTCTGAATAAGCTAAATAAACCTCGCTGGCCTGTTGTTCTATCGTGTTATACCTGTGTATAATCCCTAGGCCTCCTGCTCGATGCATCGCTGATGCCATGTCGGACTCAGTTACAGTATCCATCGGGCTAGAGATCACAGGCAGCCTAAATATATTCTTACCTAGGCTTGACTCTAAGCTCACTTCTGATCTGGATTTAATGTTGCTATATTTTGGTACTAAAAGTACGTCATCAAAAGAGTAAGTTTGTTTCATTTTTATCTCCAAAATTCTTATGGTTTATCACCAACCGCCAACGGGCATCTCATTCATGCCCTCGACCACGCCTTTCGCTGGACAATTTGTGCTCCCTAAAGCACCATCCCCCCTGCCTGACATAGTGATCGATTCTTGATACAACTCTCCACTTTCCTCAACGTGGCGCGCCCTGAAATGTACTACAGGCACAAGAACTAGTTGTGCAATCTTTTCTCCAGAAGCGACATATTGGTCTTCTCTTCCAATATTGTGCAAGTCAATAAAAACTTCACCCTCGTAACCACTATCGATAATGTGGGCTCCCACTACCAGAGAGCGTTTTGCTCCCATGCTGGACCTATTGCAGGCCTGTAGCATGTACCCGTGTGGAATTCCAAATCTCAGGCCGGTCGGCAAGAGGCGGTTTTCACCAGGCTTTATTCTGGCTGCAGCAACACTAGGATCTGTTGGACAGAAGAACACATCAAGGCCTGCATCACTAGGATTCGCCCTGTTCGGAGCTTTCGCTCCCTCTCTCAAGTTGTACTCTATAATCATTTTCTATCTCTTTAATTAATTCCATTGTATTATTCCAGCACCTGGGGCAATACAAATTTACTTTCTGTTCTTTTTCTCGCACGGCCACTCTCCACGTCTTGGCATGCTCCTTAGAAGTCTTATCGAACGGGGCCCGGCAAGAAGTGCATTCTTCTAGTTTGCCAAACATTGATATCTGCTTCATCATTTGTTTGTTTAATTTCTTTTCTTTATTGCGTCTAAGCTTTCTTTTTAAACTTCCCATGTCCTCTACCCCAACAACTTAAAAGTGTGGCGAACAGATCTAGTGCTAAAGCCCCAATCGGCACTGTGGTCCAACTTGGCCGCGTATGGGCGATTAAGATAAATCTGATCGTCGTCTTTGACCCCCCAACACTTAATAGCTGTTGTTGTAGAAGTGTCGTCTATTACCTTAACAATCCAATAGGGCTTACCGTTCTTAGTTGTCTTCTGTAGTACTTCCCTAGGAATGAACCACGCAACACCCAAAGACTTGTCCCAATTTCCTAGAGGGGGAACCATATGTCTATCAATGGCTGATCTAATTTGCTTGGTCAGGACTAAATCAAATGGGAACATGCCAGTAAGATTTGAAACATATTCAATTTTTTCTTCTCGCGTAAAGTCTTCTTCCGGCGAGTATAGTTCGATATTTTCGTCTAGCTTCTTCTTGTTCTTGGGCTTGTCTTGTATGCAGGCCATCCAGAAGTGTTTACACCCATTGAATCTATCATCAACAAGACAATCCATAGCACCCGACCTGCAAAGCACATCCAGCGCCTTCTTATTTAACTTAGAGTGGACAATATCCTCCCCAAACAGCACCTCTTCAATATTCTCGAAGGGCCTATTTAAAACAATTTGATCTATTGCCTTGTCACCCAGGCCTTTAATAGAGCTGAGTGGTTGAATAAGAGTCTTGCCATCGTCAGCAATTTCCCACTGTCTCGTCGAGGTATTAATATTGATGCTTTCGATACGGAATCCATATTTCTGTGCAAGACTGATAGCAGCTTCTTTGCGCGATTCTGGTTCCTTATCCAAGAAGGCTGCCATCCAGCACTCAGGATAGTAATTAAACAACCATGCGCACTGATAGGATAGGATTGAATATGAAACCGCGTGTGACTTATTAAATCCATACCCAGAGAAATATTCAAAATTCTGCCAGATATTCTCAGCCTGTTCTTGCGTGATAGACTTGTCGATGCATCCTCTTATAAACCTAAGCCTAATGTCGTCTTTCTCCTCAAAGCCCTTTCCTGTCCCTTTCTTGGTTAACAACTTACGTAGTTTATTCCCCTCTTCCAGGGAGATATTATCTCCTAATTTATGAGCTAGCAACGCAATTTGTTCTTGGAATATCATGAAGCCAAAGGTCTCTTTGGTGACTTCCTCAACAATGTCGTTAAGATAATTTTTTGTATTGTCTCTCTTGGCTTTGATATATGACTTGTCTACTCCAGCGCCCAGAGGTCCAGGCCTATAAATTGATGTAATAGCAGATATATCAATAATATCATTTGGCTTAGATTTCTTGCTCAGTCTTTGCGCGCCTGCATTTGTAAACTGAAAAATCCCTGCAAACTTGCCTTTGTGGAAGATGTTTTTATATACCTTTTCGTCATTCAGATCTAGAATATCTGGGTGCAGGGTAGAATCATAATAATCCTTAATCTGCTGATACGTAGGGTTTTCAATGTTGTGGTGTCTCTTGAGGACGTGCGACACGGCTGACTCAATCATCTCCAAAGTCGATAGCCCGAGAAGGTCAAACTTAATAAATCCTAGTGGTTCGAGATGGCGGACATTCTGGCCCTCCGACCATGGTGTTTGCACAACACCACCAGAGCAAATAAGGGGCATGTGCCTGTCAAGATCTTCGCCGATAACAACTCCGCCAGCATGTCGGCTCGTCGATCTAACCTGCCCAACAAGAGCCTCGACGTGCGTCTTGATATGAGGATACTTCTCTAGAAAGCTAATCAACGACTCGGAGTACTTCATAACCTCCTCAAAAGTGGGTGCATATACGCCAGAGCGGATTCCTCTATCTGCCTTAGCTTTTGGTGTCGCTTCTTTGACCATCTTGCCGGTAACGGGGTTAACTTCTGTAAACGGCACACCATAGAATTTGCTAATATCCTTAATAAGAGATCTTAATTGCAAAGTATTGAAGTTTGAAATCGGCACTACCGTAGTTTCTCCCCACTCCTTTGCGAGAATCTCCTTTAAGCCAAAAGCGTCACTAACATCATAGTCAATATCGGGATAGTCAGTGGCATCTGATCTTAAAAACCTACTGAACAGTAAGCCATATTTGATCGGGTCAACTTGTGTAATACCAAGCACATACGCAACAAGAGATCCCGCTGCAGAGCCTCGGCCGGGGCCAGCAAGCATATGCTTGTTTGCCATATCTGAAATGGCTTTCATGGTAAGAAAGTATTTACTAAAGCCCCTATTATTAATCACAGTAAGCTCATGCTTAAGCCTATCGATATACTCTTGATTATCGGATAAGCCCGACTTTCTCAGTCCTGCAATAGACTCCTTAACCAATGTCTGCTCACCAGTCTCTCCTTCTGGTATAATAAACCCAGGAAGACG